AAGCGTTACGAGGTGTTAGACCCTGATAGAGAGCGAGAGTATGGCAGGTAGAGATTACAAGAGAGAGCGACAACTACAGAGTACTCCTAGAGAGTTAGCTCGTAATGCTGCCCGTAAGAAAGCTAGACGTAAGTTAGAAGCTTCTGGTAGAGTTAAGAAGGGTGATGGTAAGGATGTTGATCACAAGAATGGTAATCCTCACGATAACTCTAAGTCTAATCTACGGGTAACGACTAAGAAAGCTAATCGTAGTTTTCCTCGTAATAGTAAAGCTGGAAAGAAGTAGTATGGCTAGAGATTCTAGACTAGAACGTGCTGGTGTCAGTGGGTTTAACAAGCCTAAGCGTACTCCTGATCACCCTACTAAGTCACACGTAGTTGTAGCTAAAGAGGGTAACACTATTAAGACTATACGTTTTGGTCAGCAAGGAGTTAGTGGTGCAGGTAAAAACCCTAAGTCAGCAGGAGAGAAAGCACGTAAGAAGTCTTTTAAAGCTCGCCATGCTAAGAACATTGCTAAAGGCAAGACTAGCGCAGCATACTGGGCTGACAAGGTTAAGTGGTAGCGATGACTGATCTTAAACTCCCTGTAGCACTTGTAGCAGCGATGGCTATACAGCTTGTAGCTGCTGTGTGGTGGGTATCCAAACAGGCCCACACTATTGAGGTATTACAGCAAGATGTTGTAGATATGAAGACGTATATAAACTCTATGGATATTGACATAGAGGCTCTTATAGAGTTTGCTACCTTTACTGAGAATAGGTGGGCTGAAGAGTACAGCAATGATATGACTTATGAGAGAGTGTTTGGCACTAAGGAGCCTACAGTAGAATGACTCTGATATCTCACTTTCCGTTACCTAGTATGCCTTTCCAGACACATGAGAATATCGTGTTTGAGAAAGCTGATAAAGATAGGTCACACAGGAATAACGTAGAAGAGAAGCCAGAGCCTAACTTAGTTACGCCAGACACACCAGTAGAGGATCTTAAGTTAGTGAATCAGATGTATGCGTATAACCCTGACCCTAATAAGCTACGTAAGCCTGACGGTCAGATAGTTAACTTTATTGTAGCTTAGCATATGTGGGTAGGTATCATATTAATGTGTGCTAATCCTTCAGCTATGTCGTGTCAGATATTAGCTAAGCCTGATGTGTTCTACAGTAAAGAGTCATGTGTTAATGAAACTAAACAGTTAGCAGCTAACATGATGCAGCAGGGTGTATATGCTATGCCTCAGTGTCATCAAATTAGTAAGAGTGTTTAACAATGCAAAAGAAGAGTAAGAGTACAGTTAACGCTGCAGGTAACTACACTAAGCCTACTATGCGTAAGAACCTCGTAGCTAAAGTAAAGGCTGGTGGTAAGGGTGGAAAGCCTGGACAGTGGTCAGCACGTAAAGCTCAGATGGTAGCTAAGCAATATAAAGCTAAGGGTGGGGGCTACAAGTCGTGAAAGCTCCTCAGAAGTCACTCAAGAAGTGGGGTAAAGAGAAGTGGGGTACTAAGTCAGGTAAGCCCTCTACTCAAGGTAAGAAAGCTACAGGTGAGCGTTACCTACCCAAGAAAGCTAGGGATGCTCTTACACCTGCTGAATACGCTGCTACAAGTGCAGCTAAGCGTAAGGGTACGAAGGCAGGTAAGCAGTTTGTATCTCAACCCAAGAAGATAGCTAAGAAGACAGCTAAGTATAGGAAGTAGTATGATGATGAGTTTAATGCTTGGGGAGCCACCAGAGGTAGACCCTAAGAACCGTGACCGTGCAGAGACATACTGGATGTATGGTGATTCTGCAGAAGAGTTAGGCAAGGCTTGGGATAAAGATACTGAGACTGCTGCTCTTAAGACTTGTGGTAACTGTGATTACTTTGACAACCGTGCACGTACTCTCAAGTCATTAAATATTGAGTCAGGCTTAGGCGCTTGTAGTAAGTTTAAGTTTGTTTGTAGCCAAGAGAAGTCCTGTCAAGCATGGGATTGTAAAGAAACAATGATGGAAGAGGTTTTATAGTACAATGAACAAAGGCATGAAAGCATTAAAGAAAGAAGCACCAGAAGTAGCTAAGAAGATGGGTTACATGATGGGTGGCATGAGCAAAAAGAAGAAAGACATGATGGGTGTTGGTATGGCCTATGGTGGTATGTCTAAGAAGAAGGGCTACAACAAGGGTGGCTTGTGTGGCGCAGATGTACCAGCAGCACGTCCTGTAAAGAAGGGCAAGTAATGAAGTACTACCATAAATACAAAGAAGCACTTGAAGATAAAGGCTACACAGTAGATGAGCATGGCTATGTGTGGGACTCTACAGGTAATCAAGCTGCAGGTGAAGACAACTACGGTAACGTGCAGAGTAAAGACCCTAACGTAACATCTATCTGTCAAGAAGCTGAAGCAGCTATGACTGCAACACCTAAGCCCCGCACAAAGAGAGCTACAAAGAAGCAGGAGCCTGAACATGAAGAGTCTTTGGAAATGGTACGTGCACGTGACGAGAATGGACACTTCATTGCTGATGATCCCAGTACACCTGATGTAAATGAGGCTTGGGTAGTTAAGACTGTCAAGAAAGCTATTAAGAAGAAGTAATGGTTTTAGCTCGCGCATATAACACTGTAACAAAAGGTTTGACAGTTACCGCTACTTCAGGCGGTGCTAGTTCTAATGTTGTATATACGTGTCCTAATAACTTTGATGCAGAGATAGACTTCTTGCATATAACGAATGGGGATACCGCTAATCATAATATAAGCTTACAGTGGTATCACGCAGAAACAAATACGTATCACCACATCTTAAATGATAAGTCTATAGCAGGTAAAGATGTGTATAACGTTATAACGTCAGACAGGATATACTTACACTCAGGTGATAAGATAACAGCGTTTGATGGTAGTAGTGGTAGCTTAGAGGTCTTCTTATCAGGTAAAGAGTATTTTAGCCCTAATAGGTTTGCATAACGGGTATGTGCATTTTATATCTACTACGTAACTAATATATAAGTATAACTATCTCCACGCACATAGCAAAAAGGAGATAGTGCAATGTTTAAGAATTTATTAACACGTATTCAGAACCATCAGCAGCGTAGAGCAGACTACTGGGTTTTAAAGAATATGTCTAACAAAGAACTACACGATATAGGTATATCAAGAGGAGAGATATACAATCGTGTATACGGCAACGAACAGTGAGGTTAAATAAGGAGTTTCCCCTTATTCTAAGTTTAGCTGTTTTAGCTAATGTATCATCAGGTGATACAGATAGACAAACAGGTAGTGGACTTAGAAGAGGGGGTTCCTACAGTGATAGATCCAGTAACCGCTATAGGTTTAGCAACTACCGCATTTAACGCTCTTAAGAAGGGTATTGCGGTAGGTAAGGACTTACAAGACATGAGCGGTCAGCTTACACAGTGGGCTGGTGCTATAAGTGACTTAGACTTCGCTGACAGACAGAACGCTAAACCACCTTGGTATAAAACCCTTGGTGGTGGCGTTCAAGCAGAAGCAATGCAGATATTCGCAGCTAAAAAGAAAGCTGAGTCTATGCGTAAGGAACTGAAGGATTACATCTGTGTTATGTATGGTCCTTCACACTGGGATGAGCTTCTACGTATTGAGGCTGATATTCGTAAACAAAAGAAAGAACACGATCATAAACGTATAGAGATGCAGCGTAAGTTAATAGAATGGGGAGCAGGTTTTGTACTGTTCATCGTTATTACAGGTAGCTTTGTAGGTTTAATTTACTTAAGGACGTTACAATGACCAGACAACTAACAGAAAACCAACAGCGGTTCTTAGAAGTACTGTTTGATGAAGCAGGTGGTGACGTAGTTGCTGCTAAGAAGTTGGCAGGGTACAGTGAAGCATCTAGCACAGGTGCTATCGTAGAATCGCTTAAGGATGAGATCGCAGATAAGACACGTACTTACTTTGCTCGTACTGCACCTAAAGCAGCTATGGCTATGGTTGGTGCTTTATATGATCCTACTGAACTAGGTATTCGTGATAAGATGTCAGCAGCTAAAGACTTACTTGATCGTGCAGGTTTAGGTAAGGTAGACAAGATTGATGTAGGTTCAAGCAGTGGTGGGGTGTTTATCCTGCCATCTAAGGAAGGTAAAAACGAGTAGTAATGAATCGTGAATCTTTGGGGTATTGGGAGCTACCCAAACCACACAAAGGTGAAGAGAGACAGTGGCACGTAATAGCTAGAACAACACGCACCGTGCCTTTCGGATACAGAGTACACCCTGAGAAAGAAAAACTATTAGAACCCATACCAGATGAGTTAGAAGCATTAGAGCTTGCAAAGCGTCACTTAAAGCAGTATGGTTACCGTGAAGTTGCTATATGGCTACACAGACAGACAGGCCGATACATCTCACATATGGGTTTAAAGAAAAGGGTAGACATTGAGCGAAGACGTAAGAAAGCAGCTACAATTAAGCGCAAGCTTGCCAAGCGGCTCGAAGAAACGCTACAGGAGATCAAAAGGCTCGAAGAAGAAAACATCGGAGCCTACCGTATCATCCCCCCAAAAGAGTGAGCCTGTAGTAGAGACTGTAGCAGCACAAGTAAAAGCTCCTGAGTTTGATATTGATATTGCTCAAGAAGTAGTATTCAAGCCAAACCCAGGACCACAGACAAGCTTCCTAAGCGCATCTGAAAGGGAAGTTTTGTATGGTGGGGCGGCTGGCGGTGGCAAAAGTTATGCTATGCTAGCTGACCCACTTCACGGTTTAAATGACCCTAACTTTAGTGGGTTGCTAGTACGCCATACTACGGAAGAACTACGTGAGCTTATACAGAAAAGCCAAGAGTTATATCCTAAAGCCGTTCCAGGTATTAAGTGGTCTGAGCGTAAGAGTCAGTGGATTAGTCCAAGGGGCGGTAGGCTTTGGATGTCGTACCTTGACAAAGACATGGACGTTACTCGTTACCAAGGCCAAGCGTTTAACTGGATCGGGTTCGACGAACTAACTCAGTGGCCTACACCTTATGCGTGGGACTACATGCGAAGTCGCTTGAGGTCTGCCCACAGTAGTAGTTTAGGTTTGTACATGCGTGGTACTACTAACCCTGGTGGAAGTGGTCATGCATGGGTTAAGAAGATGTTCATTGATCCTGCGCCTTCTAATAAGGCTTTCTGGGCTACGAACATTGAGACAAGTGAAACTATCACATTCCCTAGAGGGCATAGCCGTGAAGGGGAACCGTTATTTAAGCGCAGGTTTATCCCTGCTAGTCTGTTTGACAACCCTTATCTAGCAGACACTGGTGACTACGAAGCAATGCTTCTGTCCCTACCAGAACACCAACGCAAGCAACTGCTTGAAGGTAACTGGGATGTTAACGAAGGAGCAGCGTTCCCTGAATTTAATAGAATCATTCACGTTGTTGACCCTATCGACATCCCTGACTCCTGGCCTAAGTTTAGAGCTTGCGACTATGGTTACGGCTCCTACACAGGAGTACTCTGGTTCGCTGTTGCACCAAACGAACAGTTGGTTGTATACAGAGAGCTTTATTGTTCTAAGGTTACTGCTACAGATTTAGCTGATCTTATCTTAGATGCTGAAGCAGAAGACGGAACTATACGATACGGCGTGTTAGACTCGTCCCTCTGGCATAAAAGAGGTGATACTGGCCCGTCACTGGCAGAGCAGATGAACATGAAGGGTTGCCGTTGGAGGCCTTCTGATCGCTCTCGTGGCTCAAGGGTTGCAGGTAAGAACGAGATTCACCGCCGTTTGCAGGTGGATGAGTTCACTGAACTACCAAGACTTGTGTTCTTCTCCACCTGCACCAATACGATAGCGCAGCTACCCAGCATCCCGCTAGATAAGAAGAACCCTGAAGACGTTGATACAAATGCTGAAGATCACTTGTATGACGCACTACGTTACGGTATAATGACTAGACCCCGTAGTTCAATCTGGGACTTTAACCCAGCAAAACAAAACTCTGGCTTTCAGATGTCAGACTCAACTTTTGGATACTAAGTAAATGGCAGAAATAGATGATCTCTCCTTTGAAACAGACGAAGTAGTCGCTGCTGAATCAAGTGATGACAAGCTGTTTAGCAGCTTAAACAGTATTGTAGGTTTTGTAACAGATCGTTTTAAACGTGCAGAGGATTCACGATTTGCTGATGAGGAACGTTGGCTACGCTCCTATCGTAACTACCGTGGTATCTACGGTCCAGAAGTACAGTTTACGTCTAGCGAAAAGTCTAAAGTATTTGTTAAAGTAACTAAGACTAAAACTCTTGCAGCGTATGGACAGATCGTTGATGTACTATTCGGTAACAATAAGTTCCCTCTTTCTGTTGAGCCATCTGTTTTGCCAGACGGTGTAGCGGAATCAGTACACATCAATGTTGATCCTAATGCTGGCCCAGCGCAGGGTGCATTAGCAGAAGCGTTTGGTACAGAACCTTCTAAGCCTTACTTGATTGGTCCTGACACAAAGCTAGAACCTGGTGAAACACGTACTACACTTATGAAACGCTTAGGTGGTCTGCAGAACAAGCTAGCACCTGTAAGTGATAAGATCATTGAGGGTGACGGTACTACGCCTACAAGTGTTACATTCCATCCTGCTATGGTAGCAGCTAAGAAGATGGAGAAGAAGATTCACGATCAGCTAAACGAGTCAGGTGCATCTAAGCATTTACGCTCTATGGCTTTTGAGATGGCTCTACTAGGCACAGGTGTAATGAAAGGCCCGTTTGCAGTAGATAAAGAATATCCTAACTGGGAAGAGGGTGAGTACGATCCTATAATCAAGACTGTACCATCTACTAATCACGTTAGCGTGTGGAACTTCTATCCTGACCCAGAAGCTACAAGCATGGATGATGCTGAGTATGTTGTAGAGCGTCACAAGATGTCTCGCAATCAGCTACGTAGTCTGCGTGGACGCCCTTACTTTATAGATGAGTCTATTCAAAAAGCTATCGACATGGGTGCTGATTATGTACGCAAGCACTGGGAAATGAAGATGGAAGATGATGATAGTCACCCATCTGAGACTGAGCGCTGGGAAGTACTAGAGTTCTGGGGCTTTGTTGATACAGACTTACTAGAAGAGAACGGCATTAAAATACCTCGTGAGTTACGTAATCTAGCAGAAGTAAATGCTAACATATGGGTGTGTAATGGTGAGATAATCCGTTGCGTACTTAACCCGTTTAAACCAACACGTATTCCTTATCATTCTGTACCATATGAGCATAACCCCTATAGCTTCTTTGGTGTAGGCATTGCAGAGAATATGGATGATACACAAACATTAATGAACGGCTTTATGCGTATGGCTGTAGACAATGCTGTATTATCTGGTAACTTATTGATTGAAATAGATGAAACAAACTTGGTCCCAGGACAGGATCTGTCTGTATACCCTGGCAAAGTGTTCCGCAGACAAGGGGGTGCACCAGGGCAAGGCATCTTCGGCACGAAGTTCCCCAACGTTGCTGCAGAGAATATGCAACTCTTTGATAAAGCTAGAGTCTTGGCTGATGAAAGTACTGGATTCCCCAGCTTTGCACACGGTCAGACAGGTGTATCAGGAGTGGGTCGCACTGCTAGTGGCATTAGTATGCTTATGTCTGCAGCTAATGGTTCTATTCGCTCTGTAGTTAAGAACGTAGATGATTACCTACTAGCGCCTATGGGTCGTGCATTCTTTGCGTTTAACATGCAGTTTGACTTTGATGAAGGCATCAAGGGTGACCTAGAAGTTATAGCTAACGGTACTGAGTCATTGATGGCTAACGAAGTACGTTCACAGCGTTTGATGCAGTTCTTGGGTGTAGTACAGAACCCAGCCCTAGCACCCTTTGCTAAGATGGACTACATCATTCGTGAGATTGCTAAGAGCATGGACCTTGATCCTAACAAGGTAACTAACTCTATGCAGGACGCAGCTATCCAAGCTGAGATCCTTAAAGGGTTTCAACAACCAGCCCCACCCCCTGAAGCAGCTATGGGTGGCCCAGCGCCAGTAGGACAAGAAGGTCCAGCAGTTCCAGCAGGGGCAGCACCACAGGATCAGACAGGCGCAGGTGGCGGTACTATTGGGA